ATGCCCCGATATTATAAAATCAGCCGCTCCTGGGAAGGCAGGAGATACATATACAGGAATGATGTCCTTCTGGAAGCCATTGTCACTTCAGATACAAATCAGAATACAGAGGAAACACTGATTCAATGGTTAAATGACCAAGAAAAGGGAACCACTACCGTCGATTATAAAAATATCACGTGCTGGTATTACGGTGGAGTGTGGCTGCATTATCTCATTAACAATGATGCACTGTCTTTATATATGCATTCAAGCGGTGAAGACGCTTTTGATTCGATCCATTTCTGTGCCCGTGAAATAGAAAGGATATTCTATAAAAATCATCCTGGTATTAATATCCGTTGGATTGAGCATCCACACAAACGCAACAATCTCAGACAAACATCAATAAACAGTGAGTCATAAAAACCCCACCAGGCGGCAGGGTTTCGATGATTCATTTTGTTTAGGTACAACTTCACATGATTAGAAGCATACACGACATTTTCGGACAAAATCAAGCTATATGTCGTGAAAATACTAAATTTTGTTGAAATCATCGCTAAAACTGGTCGCATTCTGAAAAGCAGCATCAGCCTTACGCTCTTCCCGGTGACAAATATCCACCAGCGCCTCAAGGAATGGTTTCCAGTTGCGGGTCCATGTTCTGACATGTAATCCCGGAACTCGCCTGAGAATCGCTTTGTATGCAGCCGTAGAGGGTACCGGAGAAAAGCCATTTCCGGAGCAGCGCTCACAGGTTTTGAACATCGGCACACCTCTTTCTTTTGTCGCAATGCGGTCGAGCACCTCACCTTTTCCACCGCAACGGCACCGGGCCAAGAGATCACCTTTACCGTTACATGCCACACATGTACTCCTGACCAGTTCGTGCTTGATTTTCGGAGGCACGATTTCCATACCGTCAGAGTTGAAGACTCCAGGATGTTTGATCACATCCTCATACTGAGAGGTTAATCCGCTGCCTTTGCAGGTGTGACATGTCACGCTGGTAGCTGCCGAACGGGAATACTCAGCAAAGGCAAAGTGCGCCAGTACCAGCATACACCAGCCAAATTCACCACCTGCAGCTTTGCGCACGTTCTTCGGTGCAGTATCCATCGCATGTCGCGCCAGCGCCTGAACCGCCAGTTGCTCATCGGTTTTGCTGATGCCTGCCTTGCCGAAGAAGACCGCCAGGCCAAAACGCGCACGGCTGCAGGTTGCTCCGATAGCGACCATTACATCTGTCCCTGTGATGCGATCCGGCGATGTATCTTTCACATCGTCGCTGATGTGCATCCCCTGAGGGCTGAAGTGTTTGAGGGCAGACTCGAGCTTCACAACGATTTCCTCCGGAAATGGGATGCCTTTATTATCTCACTTATTGCAACATTCATCCATTTTATTGCAATAACCGAAACGTCGTTATTCTGCATTGTGCGCACCGATAAGATTGAGGTATACGGCATCACTGTCTGCATCCATAAACCCCTGATGTCGTTCACTTCGCAGATACCATCTGAGAACATTCAGGGCTTCATCCCGGCTTACTGGCCTGATGATTTCCAGTTGTTTATCCAGCCAGCTTTCCCGATCGCTGACTAGCCCACCGTCTCCGCTTAGTTCATTGGGGGCAATTTCCTTTTTAGCAGCATCCCGCATGCGATAAACCCACTCCCAGTACTGAAACTCACGTACTACATCTGACAACGTAAAAGGTGCTGGTAGTACATCTGTAATAATCTCAAAGCATTTCTTCTCGCGAAGTTCCATAACCTCGATTACACGTTTACCTTCGATTCGCCCCTGGCGCTTTTCTTCTTCAGTCCAGCCATAACTGTCGTTGTACAGCCAGCCCAGCGCATCCTCCAGCAACTGTTCCGGCACCGTTAACTTATCGTAGATCGCTTCATAACTGCCAAACACACCGCGTACCTCTGCAGCGCGTGCAGCCTGTTCACGCGCCCGCTCTATAAAGTGCTGTGGGTTATCCATCATCATTGTGCCAAACACAATGTTGAACCCGTCGACACCATTTGACTGAAGATAGCGGGTATAGCGATCCTGCGCTTCCTTCGGGGTAATGGTCAGTTTCTCCAGCGCTGCCTGTGCAGCCTCAAGGTGAGCCGGCTCGTTTAGCTTTATTACCTCCAGTACCCACAGATAAGCATCCGTCTGTTTATGCCCGGTGATAACCTGTTGCGGTGGCAGATGTTTAATCGTCGCCAGTTCCGTGCTGTATTTCGGTTCCGGTATCGTGAAAAGCGCCCGGTGCTCAGGATTGTCACGAAATAATCCGGAGCGGCGGCAGATACTTTTTACCGTATTGATGTTTATTTCCGTTTCACGCGAAATGGCTTTATAACCCATACCACTGCGTTTCAGTCTGATAATGTTCTCTTTCATTTCTTTATTCATTTGCACACCCGGTATTCAGGCGGGTTTCCCCGCCATCCAGTTATCAGAAAGGCACGTCATCCGAAAAATCATCCTGCGGCGCTGGCTGCCCGCCGGAAATTTTCTTCCGGTTACCTCCGGGGCGTACCGTTTTCACACTGATCACCGAGTCCGCCACCATCTGATAGCCGGTCTGCAAGATGCCATTATTTCCCTTCCACTGGCTGGCCTGCATATTACCGGAAACACTAATCAGGTCACCTTTCTGGTGTTTCAGCAGGTACTCCGCCTGCCTGCCAAAAGCCGTCACCGCCAGCCAGAATGTGAGTTCACCGTTTTCTGTATCCCGGCAGGGAAGTGCTACTGCCAGCCGGGTAAATGCCATGATGTTGCCGTTACTGATAGTTTTGATCTGAACATCAGCCACCAGCCGCCCATGTGCTGCAATATGTGCTGTCATTGTTCTGCTCCTTCACTTTCATCAAGCTGAACCAGTAAATACGAACGCAGGCGGATATTTCCCACATGCCGGAGCCGGGGGGTAAGCGTCTGATATCCTTTATCACTTGGTGATTTTTTTCAGTATCCCTGCCTCACACAGCGTGCGGGCAAACTGACCGCTGTCGAATCCTCTTGCAACTTCAGTCCTGAACACGGTGGGTAATACATAAAACAGTACAGGATCATCACTGTGATTCCCTTTGCTCCGGTATCCGGCAAGCTCGTTTATCGGCAGGCTTAGCTCGTCATAGGGCAGTGGGGCAAACCGTCGCATACCGAAGGTGCTCAGAAAGCTCACCGCCTGTTCAATAATCTGCTCAATTTCTTTATTGCCGGTACCAAACACACCAATCCACGCGTTGTAACTGTGTTGAATGGCATCCCGGCAACTTTGTTCATCCCATCCGGTAATCACCTTTCCGAGCAGCAATGCAGCTTCAAGAACAGCAAAGCGGGAAGCCACACGGTGAACCTGTTCGCCATAATCTGACGGGACAAGATTGCGCCATCGTTCTTCCGCTGTTCTGACGGCTGCAACGGCGTCTTCCCGATGTTCTGCAAGCCACCTGATCCACTCCCGCCCCGCGGCACCATAGTTGTTCTGATACGCATCCTTAATGGCATCAGCATGTTGCTTGCCATTTTTGCACCCATGGAAAACCACAGCGCGGCTCATGGGAATATTGAGCAGACGCACCAGTTGTCCTGCCTTTGCCCTGCGACCCGCCCCTGCCACAAAGGTTTCCATATCAACCTCTCCGGTACTGACTGCCACTGTACGCCAGCGTTTCAGTTCGCGGTTGCCGCCTTCCTTCGCCCCCTGTAGTTTTCCGGTTCCGTTGAACAGCGCATACGCTGATTTCCAGACCTCCACCGGATCGGCCCCCTGGCCTATTTCATCCAGCGGCATGAGAGCATCATTGTGCGCTGCCGCTTCATTTGCCAGTCCCAGCGCTGTACCGTACCAGGTCAGGCGTAACACATCCGGATTTCCATACAGACTGGAGGCAACGTTGGCAGTGGTGGTTTTGCCCGCACTGGACTGTTCATAGAAATGCAGGCCAAAACCATCTGCGCCCGTCAATCCGATTAATGGGGCAGCCAGCGCAGCCGCAACAGCCGTCATCATTGACCAGTTACCGTTCGCAAGAGCCGCCACACTTTTGCGCCAGCTTTCCACATCCCCTTTCACTGTATACCCGGCTGCGGCTGAACTTCGCCCGTTAAAGAGCACCGGATGTTCAGGTTTCCCGATGATTTCACCATCAGGCATGATGTAAGCGCCACACTGCCAGCCTGTGGTATGGGCAACCTGCCATAACTGTCCGTGACCGCTTCGCTGTAACCAGTCAGCCAGAATCGCCCGCAGGTTACTTTTGGTGGTGACATTCACTCCTCCGGCCTTGAGGGTTCGCCAGCCCTCCCGTTCACCAATATCCGCCAGTGGAACCGCACGGATAACAGGAAGCTTCTCTCCCTCCGGCTGCCAGCGCAGAATCAGATAACGATCCCTGCCGTCACTCCCAATACTCACCACATCCAGCGGGGAACACAGCCAGCTTTCGTTACTGATAATTTCGCCGCTTTCCTTATCGACTTTTGGCGTAACCCAGAAGACACCATCATCACGGCTTTCAACGTGCGGCTTAAGTTCATCATCAGTTTCTGCCTCCTGGCCCTTTTTGAACGCAGGAAGATGCAGAATCATGTTCTCTCCGCGTTCAGACTGCTCACGTAACCGCGTAAGATAATCCCGCCAGTCCTCCGGCTGTCTGTCAGGGATACCCTTGTATAATTTCGCATCCTGCACTCCCGCCAGCGCCAGCTTTTCTGCAATTGCATTAACCATGACCGGACTGATATCTCCGGCGAGGTAGACACGGGCGCTCCGGCGCCCTTCATCAACAACTCTCAGTCTCCCCAGCTCCTGGAGCTGCTTCGTGCCAAGATAAACCGGCGGTGTTGAATCACAGGCCACCTGCCTGCCCATCCCCTCTTCCCAGCCTTTAGCGTGAGAGTAAGCTTCAGATCCGGCAAAAATAATGGCCTCAGTGAATTTATCCGCTGGCAGATACCTAAAATTAGGCGCTTTTTTCATCGTCAGCCCCTCAGTGCGCCACCGGCGCTGCCGGAATACCTTCCGTTTTCAGCGTTTCAATAAAGCTGTCGTGAAGAAGAGACATACCTTTAAGCCCCTCTTCAGACATATCGATGCCAGTAACAGGACTGATGTCGATCATGCTCCGGTAAATTGCGGCGGCCATTTCCGGGGCTTTGTTCGCCGGGAACATTTCATACGCCAGTCCTTCAACATGATTTGCCAGGGAAAAACGCTCAGACCACGGATAAATAACAATACCGCCATGATCTCCGCTATAAACGGCGACCTCCTCAGGCTCTCCCTGCTCATTTTTCACTTCGACGGTTCCGTTTGTATCAAGCATCTCACAGACAAACACAGCGGCCACTACCCAGCGCCAGAGCGCAAGGTTTTGCTCGCCAGTAAGTACAAAACACCCGGTGTGCATGCCATGCCAGAGAGATGCGACATGACGTAACCCTTTTACTAAATCGGAGTCAAATTCACCGCTATCGAGTTTCTGAATAATGTTTTCCGGCTCAACCGTACGGGTTCCAGCCTGCTGACGGTGGTAATAAAGTACAAAATTTTTTTCCGCTTCCAGAAGACTCATCCGGATATATTTATCTGTCTGGTTACATTCAGCCGAAAATTGATTTAATTGTGTATTACGCATGATAAATCTCCAGACCAAAATTATTATCTTTCGGATTAGCCAGTGCTGCTGTGATTGCTGCTGTCATGACTTCATTCATAAACTCCACGCCTTCCGGTGTCAGACGGCTGTTATCTTTGGTCATCATGCCTGAGTAAGTTTCCACCAGCATGGGCAGCCCCCTGTCACGCCCGAACTTACTGAAACACTGCAACTCAATGCTGTGGACCAGGCAGTTCTCCACTGCGGCCGCAGTCAGGTTATCCAGGGCAACAACCTGTTTTTTTACCATCAGGTTAAGTACCGCCGAACCGCTGTTACGCAAGCGGCAATAATTAATAAAGGCATCAGCAATATGCCTGCGGTTTATTTCGAGACTATGCGTTTTCCGGGTCATAAATACGTTTTCTCCTGCCATCAGGGCGAGTATTACCCCGACCCGATGGCCGTTAATTTCAGAATAAATAAGGTTTATTTACGTCTTAATTATTTCCCTGACTTTCGTTTTCGTTCGTTAATACTGAAGTCAGCCTCATCCGCATTAAATTTCAGCGCGGAAGCGATACCGGGTAAATACATCAGCATTTCACCCAGGTTACACAAATCCTCACGCGCCATTTCATCGGTGTAATCTTTATTGCCGCAGGCCCAGAACACGATATTACCGACAGATCCCAGCCCGGACATGATGCCCTCGTAAGCACCTTCGGAATGTATACGGATCTCCGTAAGCGCCTCATCATCCTCTTTGCCCATATCACAACGGGTAAGCAGTTGTTCGATGCTGCTCATACATTACCTCCGGCCAGTTTTTTCAGGTCGATACCATAAACAGCCAGCCATGCTTCAGCAGGCCACGCCTTCACGCTGCCATAGCGCTCGTCAGGAACGTCACCAGGCTTAATACCGTTTTCCCTGCACCACCGGCGCAGCAGGACATAGCTGTATTCCCTTTTTTTACCCGTGGACTTCTCCACGCGGGTAATCGTTGCCTGCTTTTCGCTTTCTCCCAGACGTTCTTCCAGATCACGACAACGGCGGGTTGCGGCACTGAGTTTTCCGAGCGCTGAGGCTTCGCGCTTACGGCTGATTTGTGATTTAGTGCGTTCTGCGTGTTTAGCGCGCTCTTCTGCTGCAAGGCGACCCTGTTCAGATGCCATAGCAATCTGCAGGATTTCCATTGTGGAGAGTTCGCGCTGTACTGGTACTGGCTGAGAACGTGCTTCCAGTTTGTCAACCAGCACGCGACGCACAGCTTTTGACTCACGGGCAGCAACGCGAAGAGCCTGCTTACGGCGCATTCCTATGACTTCCTGATCTGCACCACCTTTTTTACTGTCCATGGGGGTTACGAAAGTTTCGTAACCCTCCCCGGAAAGCTCATCCTTGATGCGGGCAACAAAATCATTATTGCGAATCGGCTTTTGCCCACATTCCTTACGTGCATCATTCACCATTACCAGCAATTCCTGTGAATCGATATAGTCATCACCACCCGCCGGTACGCCGCCTGTTATAATCAGTTCGGTTTTATTAGCCATTGTGTTTCTCCTGCTCCAGAATGAATGCAACACCATCAGCAAACACGCTTTTCATCACTTCCAGCCCTTCACTGCTGATATCGTCGCCGTCAAAACAAACATTCAGCATGTGGATGGCAAATTCCTTTCCTGTCTGTCCCGGATATTCCTTCTCAGCCGGAACAACCAGTCCCTTACGGATACAAACGGCAGTCGACGCCTCCTCAAGCATGACCAGAAACCGCTGACCATTGTCAGCATTAACGTAAGCTACTGGTCTGCCACTGTCCTGCACGACATGGCGGATATACGCCTTCGCCAGCTTACAACACAGCCTTCTGGTGTATTCCCTGTAATTTTCAGTCATTGCACACCCCATGTTCGTTATCTGCCTGCTCACCCAAATCGAGAGAATTTGTTGATTGCTGTGTCAGATGGGCTGCAACGTCAACGAGAGACATCACGTACATCTGCATATTTTTCTCCCCGGAACCGAGAATGCGTATGGCGCAGTTCATCAGATCCAGTGAGCGTTGCAGATTCAGCAACACATCATCATCAGTGCGGTAAATGCGTGGCTTATCCATGGTCGGCCTCCGCAGCTTCGCGGGCGATCCTTTCAATGAGATCCACCAGCCTGAAACACATTTCCTCTTCTTCCTCACTGGAAGTAAGGAACCCTGCGGCGGCTGCAAGAGCCTGAATTTTGTTCAGTGCGTTGAAAGCATCGAGTGCTTTAGTGTTACGCATTGCATACCCCCTGTTCAGGTTTGACAGACCATCCAGCCCTACGCGCCATTTCCAGAAATGACGGCAACGTGGCTACATGCTCACCATTCACCAGCGGGTAATCGCATACATGGCGACCCTCTTTAAGCTGAACGACAACGCGACCAGTGAAATTCGGGGCGACATGAAGGTTTACATTCAGAACAGCACCTGATCCTTTGATCAGCATCAGTTTTGTAAACTCCCCGGCATCACCGTGGGCACCGCAACCCAGACAGCAAAAAGCCTGTTCTGACGGATCAACTGTGAATGACGGCGTTTTCTCCTGATGAAACGGGCAAAGACCGACGTAATTTTTTCCCTGGCGCTCCAGATGAACATGTGGGCGGATAATTTCGAGAATGTCAGTCATCGCTGGCCTCCTGCGCTTTTTTAGCGGTTTCCTCAATCTGCGACATAAGAGCGCCTGCCAGTTCAATCCTTGCTGGCGTATCAGTCAGAAACTGTGCCGCGCACGCCAGTGCCTCAATTTCGATAAGCGCATCAGTTCTGGTGAGTTCAGACATACGCCACCTCCTGAACACCGGAGGTGCAGACATCGGGAAGTTGCTCAAAAATCCAGGAAAAGCGATCGGCACCGTCCATCAACTGGAGACGGTATGGAGCCTTAGTACGGATCTGCGCGGCGAATACCAGATTCCAGTTCAGGAAATGCGAACAGGCCTGCTGTTCAGTGTTAGCCTCCACGCGCAGGACAACGGGCGTGGTGTTGGGTTTATCGGACGGAGTGCCCAGAAACAGGTATGTAAACTCCGGGCGAATTTGGGTATCATGTGAACATGCCATAATGTAAGCCTCAGTTACGTTGTGGTTAGACGCCTCGGCACTGCTCCAACAGTCCGAGGCGTTGAACATTGTATTACCAATTACTTGCTTGGTGTGTTTCACTATATTTCCCCATGAAACACACGTCAAGCCTTTTTGTATTTCTTTTTTCCTGTATACTGAAACACACTCATGCTCAGGAGTTTCAGCAATGGCAACACCAAATAAAAATGCCAAGTCACAACTGACTACAGTTCGCGTCCCACACGACGTGATGGAGTCAATGGAAGAAGTTAAGCAAGCGGGAGAAAGCAACGCTGGGTTTATCGTTACAGCGATGCGCGGCGAAGTAGCCCGGCGGCAAGCGACAGCAACTGGTCCTGAAAGCTTACAGCTCGAGCTAAACAGGGCACTTGAGACGCTCGCCAAGATTGAAGAAATCGGAGAGAGAGCCGGTACCGACATTCGTGCTATAGTCGATATTGCACATGCCGAACTGGAAGCCCGACAGCGCAAAAAAACAAAAGACAGTCCTGACCAGTGATCGGTCTGGTTCCCAAAGGCAACGTTCGCAGCGTTGCCTTTTTCTTTGAGTGCATGCGAAACCATCAGGCACACTCCTCGCCATCATCAAACTCAAGCCCGAGCGTAAAGTTAATAAACTGCTTCGCAGCACGTTCTGCATTTGCGATCGCTTTCTTCTCTTTTTTGCGGCGATGCAGCTTCAGGCTTCCTTCAGTACCGTTCGTACGCTTCGAGTGTTCCTCAGCTTTGGACAGGAAATCCATCATCCCTTTAATGGACATATCCTTTAGTGAGTTAACACTGAGTGTTGCCAGATCAGGAAACTGTGAGGCAGCTTCGCTCTCGATCAAATCAAGAACCCATTTGCGCAGATCTTTTGCGATAGGTGTTTCAGCCAACATACCCAACAGGTGAAGCCCACGAAGAGAGAAAATGCGCGTCTTCGTTTTTAAGTTACCGCAACCTTTTGATTTTCCCGAGGTCACTGTAACAATGACCTGCGACATGCTGGGGGTGAACTCATCAGCATTGCTGTTGTATAAATTAGTAACTGATTTAGCATTGGCATAGCCAAGCAACTTAGCGGCCTGCTTCGCAGTAACCCAAACTTTCCCGTCACCATTGTCATACGGAATCACTGTCTGATCATGGAACTTCAGCTCGCGACAATTAGCGCTCTGACCGATTTCAGGTTGAGTGAGTCCCTGCCCGGAGAGGGCATTTAATTTATTCATGGTTATTTACCTGTCGTTAATTAGTTTGATGACTGTCGCGACAAAACGATACTGCCAAAGCTTTGCCGCAAACTCACGCAAGTTATTTTTGGCGTTCTGAATCAGGCAACCTCCTTACGCGACTCTTCGATGCGTTGGTTAATCCAGTCATCAACTTCACTTTCGACGAAAGCAATGGCGCGAGAGCCAATTTTGACAGAGGAAGGGAATTTACCCTGTCCAATCAAGCGGTAGATCCAAGCTTTACTGTAACCAGTACGGCGCTGGACTTCAGAAAGACGAATGAATGATTGCGACATATATTTACCTCGTAACGTCTATTGCGGTTTACGAGATTAATGATGGCATGAAAAACATGATTATTTTCATACCCTCAAGCTAGAGGGAGGTTGGTGATAGTTACCCCTGAGGGTATGGAGTAGTTTTTAATTTTATGGCTCCGTTACCCTTAGGGTTAACGGACAAATCACCCTCAGGGATGGCGTTATTACGCTCATATAGCCCTGAGGGTAAGGAGCTTACCCTCTCCTAATAGGGCAAGCGACTAGTTCAATAGCTTCCGCCTGACGCTTAGGGAAACCACGTTTTTCGAGGTCATGAATTATTGCCGCCTGATTTCCCCTTGTAGCTCTATCGTTGTCAGGGTCATAGTCTAGCCAATCTTTATTTCTTATTTGTATGGCTAACAGAAGTGGATCGTCATTTCTGTACTCACCAAGAAGGATTGGCAAAAAGTGCTTCTAAATCTCTGACCCTCGACTTCAAAGATTCCACTTCAGCTAAAGCATCATTAAGAGTTAAGGCCCCGTCCAAATCACTTGAATCTTCAAAAGACATCGGTGGCACGCCAAAGTCAACGTGCTTACCTTTTGAATGAAAAAAGTCCGTCAACTCTTGACGTTTAAAACCATATCCCATGTAGGTTTCTTCAGTAATATCAAATTTCTTATTCAAAACGGAATATCCCCCGGCCAAATACCGTTGCTTCGGTACAACTCAATTAATAAATCTCTCAGTGAAAGATACTGTTCATTTTGTGCACTCATCCATTCCGGTAAAATAGATTCAAAACCTCCACCAACCGTTAATATTCCCATTTCTGGGGACTCAGGATTATCAGCAAGTTGTATCAAAAGCCACTCAGCTATCTGTGGTAACGTTGCCTGAGGGGACTGAGACTTCAGAGTAGTAATCACCTCATGTAAGGAAATTACTTCACTCTTTTTCTCTTTCAAGTCAGAAATTATATCCAGCATAACGCCACCTCGCGCCCTCTAATCTTAGCGACTATGCCGGCCCGCAGAGGTGTGCAGGTTTTCGGGGATCAGCCTAGACATAGCCTTTTTCTGTGGGGGAATTATCGTCTACTGAGGTATACATGTCTAGAGTAGCTGTATGCATAAACAGTCAATTGACAGCTATGATACAAAATCACGTTCGTGAAGTTGTTCCAAAACAGCAGAAAGTTGTTCCACAGTTGTTCCATCTTGAAAATGCATATATAAATAAAAACAGTAAGTTACCTTCATATCTATATATCTGGAACAACTGGAACAAGTGGAACAACTACTCTTCCTCACACATGAAGAAAACAGGTTAACCCACCACTTTTCCAACCAACTCATCCAGATAGTCAGCGTACCACTGAAGCATCTCCCGTCGACCGTCAAGGTACTGAGCATGATTGTAAGTTCCACGGATAGTATTCCTGTCAGCGTGCGCCAGTTGTGCTTCTATCCATGCAGAGTTGAACCCCTTTTCATGTAATATGGTACTCATGGTGTGTCTGAATCCGTGTCCTGTGACCTTTCCTGCAAAACCTATGCGCTTAATCACCTGATTAATACTGGCCTCACTCATTGGCTTGTGGGCATCATTGCGACCGGGGAAAACATACTTACCCCAACCAGTGATCTTTTTTAGTTCCAGCAGATGAGATTTAACCTGCCTTGAAAGCGGTACAAGGTGAGGACGGCGCATCTTCATACGTTCCTTGGGGATCTGCCACAAATCGTTGTCCAGGTCGAACTCAGTCCATTCAGAAGCCCTTAACTCGATTGTCCTGACACTGGTATACATAAGTAATAGCGTAGCGATGCGGGTTACTTTACTGCCTGAGTAGGTATTAACAGCATGAATGAAGGGGCCAATCTGAGTTGGCATCAGATGCGGGAAATGTTGTTGCTTTGGCGTTTTCAGCGCTCCAGCTAAATCTGTTACGGGATTAAACTCAGCTCTTCCAGTAATGATCGCATAGGTAAATATCTGACGGCAGGCTTGTCTGGTTTTCTTTAACTTATCCAGTACACCACGCTCCTCCATTTTTTTCAGCACGGAAAGCATGGTTATTGGTTTGATATCCGTTATAGCTTTCTTCCCGATATACGGAAATATATCTTTTCTCAGATACTCCATAATGTCGTCAGCATAGCCTGAAGACCAGTTTGGCTTTTTATGCTCATGCCATTCAAGCGCCAGAAGTTCAAAGCTGTTATTAACCGCAAGATTCTTTGCCTCTCTCTCGGCCTGTTTTACTTCAGATGGATCATCGCCCGCAGCAAGTATACGTTTAGCCTGGGTTCGTTTGTCTCTTGCTTCTGCAAGCGTCACATCAGGATAAACGCCAATGGAAAGCAGTTTCTCCTTACCTGCATAGCGATACTTCATACGCCAGTATCGGGAGCCGTTCGGATTAACCAACAGATACAAACCACCGCCATCAGACAGCTTATATGGTTTCTCCGTTGGTTTCGCAGTACTGATCTGGCGGGCTGTTAGCTTCAT